CCCTGCTGATGACGCTACTGCACTCGCAATCGCTTTAGGATAATAGGAATATGGCAAACACATTTAAAAACGCATCACTCGCTTCAGTCAATCATTCTGCATTTGCAACTTTGTACACTTGTCCAGCATCTACAACTGCAATTATTTTAGGACTTGCAATTACAAATAAAACAGATAATTCCGTAACTGCAAGTGTTCAGTTCACTGATGCATCTGACAGTAACGCAACAAGACTATTACTGAATGAAGTAACAATCCCAGCAAACACAACACTTGAAGTTCTTGCTGGTCAGAAATATGTTTTAGAGGCAAGTGACATATTGAAAGTTCAAGCAAGTGCAGCTTCATCACTGGACGCAGTTCTTGGTTTAATGCAGATTACATAGGAGTAAAGGATGCCGTTCATAGGAACAACACCAACGCAAGGTTTTGTTAGTTCGTTTCCAAAACAGTCTTTTACACCAAATGGTTCAACGACTGTTTTCACATTAACAAATCCAGTTGCGACTGCAAATGACCTTGAGGTCTTTGTCGGTAACGTAAGACAAGAACCAACTGCGGCTTATTCTGCAGCTGGTACAACTCTTACTATGACTGAAGCGCCTGCAACTGGTTTAAACTTCTATGTCATCAATAAAAGTTTCGCACAAGTTACAACAACCCCACCAGCAGACTCAGTTGATAACACAAAGATTGATTTTAAATCAAAAACAACAATGACAGGCGATGGAAGTGATACTACACTAACTATCAATTCTGGTAGAACTGTAGATGATGTTCTTGTGTTCGTAAACGGAATTTGTTTAGTTCCTACTGATGATTATACAATTAGTGGTACAACTTTAACTTTTGTAACTGCTCCTTCAATTGGTGCTGAAGTTACAGTAAGGTATATAGGATAGTAATATGGGTGCAATAACAAGAGGAATGGGAAATGGTGGTATTTCGGTAATGTCGAAACAGACAGTATCAAGTGTTTCAACTGTTGTATATGATTTATCAACATTAGACCCTAATAGAGTGTTTAACCACCATAGGTTAATTTGTAATATGGGTTCAGTAGCTAATGGTGATAATATGCATATTCAAATTGGTACTAATTCATCAACTTATATTACTAATGCAAACCATATGGCATATACTAGAGGCGCAGAAACGGCTGCTGGTGGAACACCTACAATGCACTCAACTGGTGGTGGTGGTAGTTTTGTGACATGGTATACAAATACAAATGGTTCTGGAGTAACTATACAATGCGATATTATAGGATTAAATCAGTCTAGTTCTAATCCAGCTGCATTTTTTCAGAGAACGTATCTCATAAGTGGTACTAATAAACCAGACTTAATATATGGAGTATCCAGAGTTAATTCTGGTGCTGATTATAGATTTCTTAGAGTTATACAAGCAAGTGGTTCAAACGGCATCAACGGAGATTTCACTCTATTAGGAATAGGGGGAATATAAGATGGCGATGATTAGTGTAAATGGTGTTCGTAGAGAAGAAACAGCAGAAGAAAAAAAATCAAGAGAAGATTCTCAGAAAATATTTGCAGATGAAAGAAAAACAGCTGATGGAGATGAACTAAGATTTGAAAGAAATTTGTTATTACAACAAAGTGATTGGGTTGTAATTAAAGAAAGAGAAGAAGGTGGTTCGGTTTCAAACTTTGCAGATTGGAAAGAGTATCGTCAGAAACTTCGTGATATAACTAAAACATATAAGTCACTAGAAGATGTAAAGTGGCCTACTGCACCTTCGGAGTAAACAGATGCCTTTAAGTAAAATACAAACTGATAATATGATAGATGCAACTAATCTAGGCCGTAGAAATATCCTTATCAATGGTGCTTTTCAAATATGGCAAAGAGGCACTTCATTCTCTAGTAATGTTTTTGGTTCTGATAGATGGAAATTTTACGCTCCAGGCAGTCATGCGTATGCTCAATCTACTGATACACCAGACTCACCAAATAACTTTGAGTTCTCTGCATCTTGCACTGGAAGTGGTGATGCAACTGGACTTACTCAGTTTGTAGAATCAAAAAATGCAAAACATCTTCCATCAAGTGGTTCTACTAAAGTTATACTATCGTTTTATCTTAAACATACTACTAACTCTGGTACTGCTAAAATTACATCTGTAGTTGGTACTATGAATAGTGCTGATAATAGTGGTGCGTCTACAAATAGAAGTACAAAAAATCATAATACGACTACCAGTTGGGCAAGATATACTCATGAGATGACAGGCGCTGATTTAACTGCAGCTGTTACAAATGGATTGGTGGTAACTATTAAACATAATGGTTCTGGTAATACTGTATTTTTACTTACTGGTTGTCAGTTAGAAATTAATGAAACAGTTACACCCTTTGAATCAAGAAGTGTTGGTGAAGAGCTTTCACTTTGTTCACGATATTATATGCAAGCTGGTTATAATACTGTTCTATCTGGATACTGTAATGGTGCAAACCAAATAATTGTTACACAAATGCTTGGTGAACCCATGAGAGCATCACCAACTGTTACTGCTGGTTCTGTTAGTAGAAGTGTTAATGGTTCTGCCTTTGCCACCAAAAGTGTATCTTCTGTTGTTGTAAACGCATTTAGTGTTTTTGAACCATACATTTGTCTTGGAGTTAATTTATCTAGTAATGGTGGTACAGATAACACGGTTGGTCATGTTTGGGGTTATGACACTAATGCTCCATTTAAATATGACGCTGAACTTTAGGAGTTAGATTATGAATATTAAAAGTGCTACATGGATTATGGATGTTAAGGATGATACTAAAAAAGTAGGAATTATATCAAACATTGATGGTGTTGACGTAAGTGTTCCTATTGATGAAAACAACAGACATTACACAGAAATTCAAAAACAAGTTAAAGAGGGAACTTTAACCATCAAAGATGCAGAATAAATATGACAAAGGGAAATAGATAATGCCGTTTATAGGAACACAACCAGACGTAGGTGGATATTCAGTCTTAGATAATTTAACAGCATCTGCGACTGCAAATTACACACTACAGAAAGATAGTGCAAACTTTGTACCAAGTTCTGCAAACCAACTTCTTGTTTCGCTAAATGGTGTTATACAGAAGCCAGGCACTTCATTTACTGTATCTGGTAGTACTCTTACATTTTCAAGTGCATTATCCTCTTCAGATAGTATTGATTTTATTCTTGCAATGGGTGAACCTCTTTTAGTTGGAACACCAAGTGATGGTACAGTTTCTACTGCAAAACTTGTAAATGATGCTGTAACTTCTGCAAAGATTGCTACTAATGCTGTTGGTTCAGATGCACTTGATTTGACAGTTGTAAATGGCCCAACATTTAAGGCACATAAAACTGTTGGTGTTGCTCAAGATGGTGTTACTTCAAATTCATCAACTAAAGTTCTTTTTCAAACAGAATTATGGGATACAGCAAGTGATTATGATGCAAGTAATTCTAGATTTACGCCTAGTAAAGCAGGATATTATTTAATTTCAGCTGAATTGCAAATTGAACACACCGCTACTACTGCAGCTGTATTAGCAGTTTTAAGAAAAAATGGTTCTGACTATGCACAAGGAACTAACTCTACTGGTATGTCTGGTGTATATCCTTCTGCAAGGGCTTCATGGATAGTACCAATGAACGGTTCTTCGGATTACCTTGAAATTTTTGTCTATGGTCAGGCATCTGGGGGCACATTTAACTTTGCAGATAATACCATTTATAGAAATGAATTTGAAGGTATATGGTTGAGGGATTTATAAGATGAGTGAAATTCAGACAAAAATAAAATTATATTGTGAAGCAAACAAAAAAACTGCTGTTTTTGGATATCACGGTAATGTACGATTAGCAAATAATTCTGACGGAAAAGGTGATTATATAGAATCTTGGACAGTTGATGGTCTTACAAAACCAACAGATAAACAACTCGCATCATACAAAGATTGGGAAACTAGAAAGGGTCTTGATGAATTAAGACCAATAAGAAATGAATTACTTGCACAATCAGATTGGACACAGAATAGAGATGTAACTCTATCAAATGATGCAGATTGGAAAACATACAGACAAGAACTTCGTGATATAACTAAAACATATAAGTCACTTGAAGATGTCAAGTGGCCGGAGAAACCAGAATGACATTAATTAAAGTAAAAGGAAGAGGTGCAGAAAACCTTGGTCGTAGAAGGTTAAATCCTAATGGTGCCATGATGGTATCTCAAAGAGCAACAACAAAAGCAACTCTTACAAATGGTTACAATTGTCTTGATAGAGTGTTTACTTATAAATCACATGACGGTGTTGTTGAAGAAAGTCAATCAACGGATACTCCAAATTCTGATTTTTACAATTCTATGAAACACAGAGTTACAACTGCTGATACTTCTATTGCAGCTTCTCAATATCATGCACTAAGTTTCAGACTTGAAGGTAATAGTGTTACACAATTAGCATTTGGTACTTCTGGTGCAAAAAAGGTTACAGTATCTTTTTGGGTAAAATCTTCTGTTGCTGGTGCTTATGGAACTTGTTTAAGAAGCTCTGATGCAAATCGTTTTAATATGCAAACCATGACTATCAATTCTGCTGATACTTGGGAAAAGAAAAGTATTACATACACTGGTGATACCAGTGGTACATGGCCGAAGGATAATACTGAAGGTTTTCAATTTCAATTATCAATGGCGATGGGAACTACTTATCATGGAACTTCTGCTGATGCGTGGGTCGGAACTGTTGATGTTGCACCGTCAAACCAAGTAAACTGGTTAGCAACTGTAGGTAACACTTTTTATCTTACTGGATTACAGATTGAAGAAGGCGATAA